ACTAAAAATTCTTAAAAAATTTTCAGTATGAATCGATTGATACCTATTATCACTATTAACTGTTTCTTTTCTTTCTATAATACAATGTTCAAAATAAAAATCTTTTTTTTTAGAACCACTAACAGCACCATATTTAAACATAAAAGGTACTTTTTTATCAATAATCAAATCATTTATAATTTTCAAATCGTTAGGGTGTATTACATTATTTTTTTCAACTATCATATTAATTTACTTGTTCTAATTCAAATCTATTATTTAATGCTTTTTGATTTAAAGCTTTTACTATGCCATTTTTAAATTTAATTAAAGGTACATACAATCTATCACCTTGAACATATTTACATTTTGTAGGTATATTAATTTTATATTCTTCTAAATTCCAAGATAAACTTGGGTGACATAAAAAATGTATAGGTCCTCCACAAAACCATGTAAGTTTTGCATTTTTATTAACATGATTATTTAATAATTCATATATAAATTTATAAAGTCGAATATTAGTTTTATCTTTATAAGTATCAGTAGGAGCATCATCAAAAAATATAGAATCAAACTTTCCTAAATTTTTTAATTGCTCTTGCCAAAAACCTTTAACTATATTTACTTTATGTTTTTGTTTTTTAGCCCATTCTTCTACTTCTTTTATTAAAAATGGTTCAATAATAGTATGTGATTTTATATTATATTTTTGTATTTCAGAAGCTGAATAACCTAAACCGAAACCTATTTCTAAAACATTTCCTTTAGGTCTTAATTTTTTAACTAAATGTTTCATATAAGGTTTTTCCCATTCCATCATAACTTGAAAAGGTTTACCTTCTAAAGAAGGATCTATAATTATTTTTTCATTGTTTTCGTCTTTATTTTTTTCTAACTGCATCTAAAACACCTTTTGGTATAGCTTGAGCATTCCAATGTATAAATCTAAATGGTTCATAACCTAAATCCACAGTAAATTGATGAGGCATATAAGACGGAAAAAATATCATTCTTCCTGGTATTGGCTCATAATGAACGTGACTTGAAGCATGAGAAATTTTTGTTTTATCTTTTTCTGGTAAAAGATTCATCATATTACCTTGTCTAGGATCTTCAAACATAGGTGAAGATGTTTTTTTACTTCCTTTTAAAAAATAAAAACCTGACATATGGCCATTCCAATGTGTATGTTGAGCATGATGACCTGCTCCATCTTTTGCAAATTCTTGTACCCACATTTCAGTTATAAAAACTTCATAATTAGTTAAGTCAAAACCCATTTCATCTAATAAATTGTGGCAAGTAGCACCTATATAATTTTGTAACTCTTTAAAACCTTTTTGATTTATTAAAGATGTTGAATGATAAACAAGGCCTAAATCTCCTTTATCTCCAAATTCACTATTTCTTTTATTTTTTGTTACTTTCATAGCTTCCTTAGAAGAAACAATAAAGGGGTCGGATGCTTTATTTAATTCATCTACATATTCTGGTGCATCAGCATACCAAATAGGGCACGAAAAGTATTTTTCTGAATTTAATTGTGTAGGTAGTTTTTTCTTTTCATTCTTTTTCATATTATTCCTTTTATCTAAATGGTTTTCCTAAATTCCAAATTACCAAACTATTTCTTTCTCCACTTTTTACAGGACATACTCTATGCCATATATGAGAGGGAAATACAACTAATGAACCTTTAGGCAATATTTCTTTACATTTTATAATATTTTTTTTACCAGGCATACCATTTCTTAAATCAAATTCTAATTCTCCACCTTTATACTCATTTGGATTAGATAGAGTAACGGTTACAGATAGTTTTCTTATTTTACCGTGAGCAGGATCATTTTTATCATTTTTTGTATAAGGTCTATCCCAACTATCACAATGCCAATCATAGTATTGTCCTTTTTTATATTTTGTAAACTGACATTGTTCTGACCAGTCCCATTCAAAATTCCAACCAGATTTTTTATTAGCTTCATGTACATAAGGTAATATTTCATTATATATCCAACGGTCACTCAACCAAACTATGTTTGAGTTTCTTTTCTTCTTTAAATCTTTTATTTTTTGATTGTTTAAATTTTGAGAGTTAAACTCTCCTGTGAGGCCTAGTTGGTCTTTTACTTGATGACCATATCTTACAATATCATCACAAATTCTTTCTGGAATTACAGATTGAAAATACCAATATTTATAGAACAGATTCATAATATAATTTTTTTATGTTATATAGTTTATTTATATAACTTATTTTTATTCAGCTGTAGATATCCAAATAGATGAAGTTGGATCCCATTCAAACACATTTGGTGTTTCTTCCCAATCAGTTGCTTTCCATTTTTGATTAGTTTCGTCCCAATAAATACTATAATTTACTCCATCTCCATAAGTTGTAACGCTAGGATAAGCAACTGGTCCTTGCCAATCACCATTTTCATCTAAAGTCCAACTAGCAAATGGTTGTGGTTTTAGAAATCTATCATTTACATTATCATAAACAAAACTTACACCAGCATATTGTTTTCTAAAAGTACCGTGATATGAAGTTTGTTTCCAAGTTCCTCCACCAAAAAAGTTTTGACACCATGTTTCTCCATCAACGTGTTTATCATTTTCTCCTAAAGGTCCATTAGAAGTTTGAATATCATTACTTACTACAACAACTCTTTTTACTATCCATTGAGTATCAGTAGTGAAATTAGTAGGATCAGTTTCTTGTTGTATTTCACAAAAATGTGCCATTATTGTCCACTCCAATTTCCGTTTTTAACATTTGTATAAACTTCATTTATACTCCAAACTCCAGGACACACAGCATTAGCAGTAAAAGAATTTTCTTTTACAACTACTATACCAGAACCACCATAGCCCCAAGTAGAACCCGAACCAGCACCTCCGCCTCCAGTATTTGCTGTTCCATTAGTTTCGCATCTAGGCGCACCATAACCACTAGAGTTAGTTCCTCCACCACCTGTACCACCAGATGCTGGTTCTGATGGACCTCCATCAAATCCACCACCACCTCCAGCGAGATAAGAACATTCTCCTATACAAGTAGGCATCCATGGAATGGATGGACTTCCTTTTCCAACACCACCATAACCATTAGTGGCTGGGCCAGCATTTCCTCCAGCACCACCACCTCCTCCACCTACAAATGGAGTATAAGGTGTAGATGATTGACCACCGGGATTACCAAAACCTGAACATGCAAAACCTGAAATATCTCCTTGAGTGGCTGAACCTGCTGAACCATTATTTCTTGATTCTGCACCACCTGAGCCACCGGGATTACCATTTCTTGCTGGACCAGGTCCTCCTGATCCTCCTCCACCACCACCACCTTGAGCAGTAACTGGATTTGTTGCATCACCAAAAACTGAATTATTTCCAGGTCCACAAGCAGATGGACCACCAGATGTTCCACCACCACCAATAGTAACTGGAATAGTAGAAGCTGCTAATGGAAAACATGCAATATATACAAGACCGCCAGCACCGCCGCCGCCTCCTTCTGGTCCGCCTGAGCCACCACCAGCAACAACTACTAAACCTACAGTATCGGGAGCTTGAGGATTACCTTTTACATAACAGCCTGACGCTGTTATTGTTTGTATGTTTTCTGATACACACACTGGACCTGTAGCAGCATTTGGAGGTCCTATAATTCCGCCGTTAGCCATAATTGATTATTCTCCTAATCTTTTTAAGCGTCGTCTAATATTTCGTAAGAAATTAAACACACTAAATCACCATCAGCACTAGCTCCACCTTCTATTGAATCACCTTCCTCTAAATAAAAACTGTTGTCTTTACCTATTACTGAAAGTGTAGCATCAGCAGGTACTGAAATTGTGTTTGCTATTGCTCTAGTGTTTGACTGGTCGTTGTATTTAATTGTTACGTCAGCAGCACTTGTACCGTCAATATTAGCAACCATTATTGAATTAATTTTATAAACTTTGTCAGTCGCAGCTGTTAACAAAGTGGTTGTCAAGGTTGTTGTTAAGGCAAACGTATCCGTTTTACCTAAAATTGAAGTTACATTTACTATATTTGGGTTTGCCATTTTAATTTCCTTTTAAAAATTTATCTAACCAAAAACTAAACTCATAGCAATAGACTTTCCTGTTGAAGCAACAGTTGTATCAATCTTGTCTGAAGTTACAGCATTATTACTTAAATGTGCTGTATCTATTGATCCATCAACATAGTTATCACTATCTATTGCGTTTGTTGCTATTTTAGCATTGGTTACTGAATTAGCACCTAATTTAGCAGTTGTTATTGAACCTGAAGCTAAATCATCAGCACTTATTGATAAGTCTGTTATTGCTCTCGAATTTATTTTACTAATTGCCATAGTTGTTCTCTCTTTAGTTATTTATACTATTTATTCATCTATATCCGTTGAAGGATTGTAATTTTTTGCATCATTAAACGTTGTTATTGTTGTGGTAAACCCAAAATCGTCATTAGCGTCTGCGCTAGTAGGATTTGGAGTAATTGTAATTCTTTCTTCTCTTGTAGACTCTGGCGTATCTGTATATAGATCAGATTGTACTTCTTTAATTGTTTTTTGAG